CCCGACTACGAGGAAGCCGCCTGATGCCCATCCGCCCCGAAAACCGCCACCGCTACCCGAAGAACTGGCCCACCATCAGCCTCCGCATCCGCACCGAACGAGCCGCCGGCCGCTGCGAGTGCCTCGGCGAGTGCGGGCGCGGCACCCACACCGGCCGCTGCCCGAACGTCAACGGCGGCCAGGCGTACGGCACCGGGTCGAAGGTCGTCCTCACCGTCGCCCACCTCGACCACACCCCCGAGAACTGCGACCCGGCCAACCTCCGCGCCATGTGCCAGGGCTGCCACCTCCACTACGACCGCGACCACCATCGACAGACCGCGGCAGCCACCAGACGGGCCGCCGTCGAAGCCGCCGGGCAACTCGTCCTCGACATGCCCACCAGGCCGCAGCCCCGAGACATGGAAACCGTCCACCTCGTAGGGAGCTACCTGTGACCCCCGCCCAGCGCACCGCCCGCGCCTGCCGAGCCGTCGCCTTCCTCTCCGCCGCCTGCGCCGGCTACTCCGCCACCCACCACCTCTACCTCGTCATCCCCGGCATGGTCGCCGCCGCGATCCTCCTGACCGTCGCCGCCACCTACGACACCGAAGACCGGCGGCAGCAGGCCCGGCACGCCGCCCTGAAGGCCGCGGCCGACGCCGACCGGCAGATGTTGGACGACGAGCGTGAAGACCGGAGCGCCGCATGACGGGCCCGTCCTCGACACCCCGGGGTGAGCGGGCGCCCCGGCCCGGCGTCACCTGGGAGACCGCCCTGGTGCGCACCGAGCAGCTGGTCGACGACACCGCACCCGACCCCCGACCGAACCGGCAGACACGGCGCGCACTCGCACGAGCACGGAGGAAGAAGTGACCATGCCCGCCTGGCAGATCATCGTCATCGCCGCCGTCCAGCTCGTCGGCTGGTTCCTCGCCGCCCTGATCACCGACATGCGCGCCATCGAGCGTGAGACCCGCCGGACCGCACTCGACCAGCAGTTGAACGAGGCCCTGCGGGACCTGTTCGAGCAGCGCGAACGACAGACCAAGGAGCAGTGACCATGCGCATCTTCTACGACACCGAGTTCCTCGAAGACGGCAAGACCATCGAACTCATCAGCATCGGCCTCGTCGCCGAGGACGGCCGCGAGTACTACGCCGTCAGCCGACGCCTCACCGCCCGAACCTTGCGCGGCTGGCGACTCCGGCGCCGCCTGCGTAAGCACACGTGGCTCATGGAGAACGTCGTCCCGTCCCTTCCCCGGGCGCACGGGGACTGGCGGAACCACATGCCGAAGGACTGGCTGTTCAACTACCTCGACCCCGCCGTGCGGAAGCGCAAGCGGATCGCCGCTGAGGTCGCCGCCTTCATCCAAGCCACGCCCGACCCGCAACTGTGGGCCTGGTACGGGGCGTACGACCACGTCGCCCTGGCCCAGCTCTTCGGCCGCATGATCGACCTGCCCGACGGTGTCCCGATGTGGACGAACGACCTGCGGCAGGAGTGCGAGCGGCTCGGGAACCCGACGCTGCCCGAGCAGCCGGACGGCGTGCACAACGCGCTCGCCGACGCGCGGCACAACCTGGTGCGCGCGCAGTACCTCGACAGCCTCGCCCGGGGCTGCACCGACCCCGCGCACGTCGGCTACTCCACAACCGACGAGTGCGTTCACGGCCCCGCCCAGTCCTGAGCATGACGAAGGGGCGCGCCCTGTCGACCTCCCCAGGCCAGGCACGCCCCATCCGGTGCGATCACCGTACTCGCCCCACCAGCACCACGGAGCCACGATGACCACCACCGCCACCCAACTCCGCTCGATCGCCCTCCACTGGGCAGACCTCCACGACGCCCTCGGCCAGCCCGCCATCGTCAACGGCTTCGGCCAAGGCCTGCGCGGCTACCTCGCCACCCTCGAAGAAGCCGAGCCCGTGATCCTCGCGCTGGACCACTACCAGAAGCTCACCACCGTGCGAGACAACACCGGCCGCACCATCGGCTACCGGTGCGAGCACTGCGGCGACGTCGACCCAGGCCACACCCACCCGACCGGCGAGGACCGCGACCCCGCGCAGATCGGCCAGCGGCCCGTCCCGATCCGCCTGTTCATCGCCGACACGATGCGCGTCGTCGAGGCCGCCCTGATCGCCTGCGCCGACGACATCGCCCACGCCGCCCAGCGTGCCCCGATCGCACAACCCAGCGCCCGTAAAGCGGACTACCGGACGCTCCGGGAAGCTCGTCTCGCCCACCAGGAGCGGCAGCGACAGGAAGCGCTGGCGCACGCCGACCTGATCGACCCCCGCCGCTGGAAGTTCACCAGCCGCCGCACCGCCCCGTACGCCGCACTCTGGCTGTTGGCCCGGGTGGAGCGCGCGCCCGGGCCCTGCCGGCGCATCACCGACGACGAGGAACGCCGCATCGGTGTCGTCGCCGCCGGCGCCGCGGACCGCATCGAGCGCGCGTTGGACATCGCCGCCCAGCAGCGGACGCTGGAGCAGCGGCACGACGAGTGCGGCGGGAAGATCGACGTCCACGGCGGCGAAGGCCGGCTCCCGGTCGCGCACTGCACAGGCTGTGGACGTGTCTGGGCGGAGAGCGGGGTGATCGCGGCATGAGTCGGGAGCGGCGCCTGGTGCTTCGGCTGCTGGGGCGGTGCCTGTTCGTGGCCGCTCTGGCCGTCGTCCTGTGGGTCGCCGTGACATCCTGATGGTGGCGGTCCGGAAGCTGATGCAGTGTCCGGACAGCGCGGGACTACGCACCCCGCCCGGGCCGCCCCTGACGCGCCGCCTGGGCGGTGCTCAGAGGCGATGGCCCGCGGCCACGGGCACGACCGCCAAACCCCGAGCGCCCGACCGCTGCGGTCGGGCGCTCGCGCGTGTCGGACTCCTCCGTCTGCCATCCTGCCGCCATGAACGACGACACCCAGACCGACCAGCAGGACATCCCCGAAGAGGACGAGCAGGGCATCACCGGGGAGGCCCCGCCCGCCGACGAGTACCGGCTCACCACCCGCTGACCGCGGGACAGCACGGAGGCCCCTGCCGACTCCCACGGCAGGGGCCTCCGTCATGCGGGCGGGCTGCTACGGCCGCCAGTCGTCCCGGTAGCCCGGTCGGCCCGCGTACGGCAGAGCGAGCAGGCGCAGCACGTCCCTCATCTCCGGGTAGCCGTACATCCCCGACTGATACTCGGCCGCGTCCGCGACGATCCGCCGCTTCGCGTCGATCTCGCGCAGCACCCGCGTCGGACCATGGGCGGCGATGTGGGCGGCGTCGACATCCGAGGCGTTGCAGACGGTCCAGCCGTCACCGTCAACGACATCGAGGCCCGACCGGACGCCCGCTCGCCACGGTCCGGGCGTCGCCGCCCGCGCGGTCCGTTCGTCCTCGTCGAGCTGCTGCCCGAACCACCGCACCAGATCATCCATCCGACGCCCCCTCGGGCGGCCCGTACCCGGCCGACTCCAGCTCATGCTGCAGATCCCCGACGTCGCCACCGAGCCCATCGTTCGCGTCGGCGATCCACTTCCACACAATCCCCAAGACCGCCCGCGCATCCGCACTGAGCGGAGGCGCCTGAGTCTGCTGCTTGGCCACTGCCGAACCTCCTTGCCGCCGCGCCGAAGCGCCGCGCTCCTTCGTCCTGTCGGGCCCGCGACCGCGCCGGCGCGTCTGCATGTACGGCACCAGAAGCTCGTACGGGAGCATCCGCGTCTTGCCCACAATCCGGTAGTCCTCTGGGCCGACTGGCCAGCCTGATGCCGGATTGCGTGCCAGCTTCCGCAGCCCTTCGGCCGTCATGCTCTGGGCAATGCCGTCTGCGACGAGCCGTTCGGCAGCCTCGGTGAAGGACAGCATCGTCGGCTGCTCCTCTCCTTGGGTGTCTTCGGGCATGGGCTCATCCTCCCAGACTTGTTGCGTTGAGCGCAACAAGTCGCTACGGTCGTACTGCACCAACAGAACGGCCCCGGTCGGTGTGTGAGAGCCCGGCCGGGGCCAGCCATCCCACCTGCATCACCAGGAGGAACAGCCGTGGAACACGGTATCCGCACCACCCAGCCCCAGCCCAGCCCGCGCACCGCCGTTGAGCCGCTCGGCGACCTCATCTCCGGCGACGCCATCCACACCAACCCCGCCGCCCTCCGAGTCCGGAGCTGGATGACGGCCACCGACGCCCAGGCCCTCACCGCGGCCGCCGACGCCCGCGCCGCCCGCCCGGCGGTGACCGCATGAGCGAGCAGCAGCCGACCACCCCCGTCGACCAGGACCTCGACGCCACCGTCGCCGAACTCCAGCAGCGCGCCGCCGCTGACTACCGGGCCGCGCAGGCCCGCCGCGAGCGGCTGACCCGCGAGGACCGCGTCCACGGCAACCAGCCCAGCTGACCGCCCCGATACCGGCCGCCCCGCGCGACATCCCCCCGGCGCGGGGCGGCCACCCCTGGGAGACCCACACCATGCGCACACTGCCCCGCCTGGACCACATCACCGCCGCCGGCGGCGACCACCTCATCACCCTCGCCGACGGGCACCGCATCACCGTCAGCGGCCGGGCCGACGCCACCGAGTGCGACGAGGTGTTCCTCCACCCCGGCCTCGACGTCGACTGGGACCACGCCGAGGACTCGGTCGAGCTGTTCCTCTCCGGCGACCCCGAGCTGGCCAAGGGCCGCCTGTTCCTGGAAGTGCCCGTGGAGGACGTCCAGGTGCTCATCGACCAGCACGGCGGATACGACCAGACCCCCTCATGACCACCGCCGCGTCCCAGCCCACACCGGCCGGGGCGCGGCCCATCGGAGACCCACGATGCGCACCCTGCTCCGCGTCCTCGCCCTCGTCGTCCTGGCCCTCGCCGTCCCCGCCACCGTGGCCGCCGGGATCACCCACCACCACCTCGTCGGGACCGACTGGACCGACCCCACCCCGGCCCGGCTGCCGAAGCCGACACCGGCCCCCGCCCCGGTCACCGTCAAGCCGGCTCCGACCACCGCGGTCGTCCCGGAGCCGACCGGCACGCCGGACCCGTGGCCCCTCGGTATCTGCCTCACCGAGCAGCTGCAGCACGTCCCCTGCGTCCCGGGCGCCTTACGGATCGTCGGCACCGTTCGGGGCCCGGACGACCGCCCGTGCGCCGGCCTCCCCGAAACCGACCACATCCGCCGCACCGGCGACTACGCCCTCTGCCTCACCACCGTCCAGTGACCCGGCGCCGGGCCCCGCTCGCCACCGCGATCCGTAGCCCCCTCGGCCGGTGGGGCTTCGCCGCCTGCACCGTCCTCGCCCTCACCACCCACCAGCTGCTGCCCGCGCTCGCCGCCGGCGCCCTCACCGCCTACGCCTGGCGCACCCACCGCCGCTGACCACCGTCCTACCGGCTCCCGGAGGAGCACCGTGAAGACCCAGCCCGCCACCGGCCGCAGACTCTCCCAGCCCATCCGCCTCGCCTGGGCCCTCGTCCTCGGCATGCTCCTCGCTGCTGCTGCCTGGTCCCTCTCCGGCCAGCTCATGAGCTGGGGCATGAAGGGATGGCTGGCCTGGCCCTTGTCGATCATGTTCGACGCGGCTGGACTGATCTGCGCCACCTACGCCCGCCGCGCTGTCGAACGCGGCACCCCCGCCGGCCTCGCCCGCCTCGCGCTGCTCCTCTTCGTCGCCGTAGCCGGGATCCTCAACTGGAACCACGGCCACGACATTGGCGGCCTCCCCGCCGCCGCCGGATTCGCATCCCTCTCCGCCGGCGTCGAGCTCCTCTTCGAACTCCACCGCCGCGACATCCGCGACGAGCAGCGCGCCGCCCGCGGGCTCATCGCCGAACGCCTCCCGCACATCCCGCTTCTCGGCTGGGTCATGTACCCGGGCCGCTCTTGGACGACGCTGCGCGACGCGGTCGGCGTCCGCCTCGACCTCCTCGACCCCGTCCAGACCGGACACCGGATCACCGCCCCGGACACAGACACCCGCCCGGACAAGCGCGGCTCCGGCACCGTCCGGTCGGCTGTCCACGCGGCAGCGGACACCCTCCCCGACGCCAGCCCCAAGGACATCGTCGATCACCTGTCCGCGATCGGGATCGACACGGACACGGACACCGTCCGAACCGTCCTCGACGAGGACACGGACACCCGCCCGGACAGGACGGACAGCAGGTCAGCGCATCCGACTGTCCGCCCCGTCCAGCCGATCGCCCCGCCCGGACAGACCGTCGCGGACACCGTCCGGACAGCCCTCGCGTCCGGCATCACGGACAAGGACGCCGTCCTGTCCTACGTCCGCAAGATCCACGGACAGGACGTCTCCGCGGACACCGTCGCCCGGACGCGCCGCCGCATCGAGCGCCCCGCCTCATGACCAGCCAGGGTGCCGACGAGCTGCGCGCCCGCCACTACCTACGCCGCCTGGGCGCCCGCCCCATCGGCCACCAGGAGCCCACCGTGACCGACCGCCCCATCATCCCGACCCAGATCATCCCCGCCGGCGTCCCGCTCCCGGCCCGCCCGCCGGAGCCCGGGGAGGCCCCGCCGTGGCGGACGCCGCCCCCGCCGCCTCCGGCCCCGCCCGCACCGCCGCCGTGGCCCGGGCCCCCGCCCCCGCCGCCCGGCCCGCTTGAGGTCCGTGTCACCTTCGTGCCCGCGACGATCCCGGAGCCCGAGCCTGAGCCCCGCTGGTGGGAACGCGCCTGGGACCGGCTGGCCACCTGGCGGATGGCCCTCGCCCTCCTTGCCGCGCTCACCCCGTGGGCGGGCGGGCAGAGCCCCGTCGGGATCTGGTCGGCCACCGTCCACCAGGCGCGTATCGAGGCCGGCGTCCCCGCCGCCTACATCATCGCCACCGTCGCCATCGCCGGCGCCTGGGCGCTCGACCGGCACACCGGCCGCGCCGTCCCCCGCGCCCTCCTCGTCACCGCCTCGCTGGGCGCCTTCGGTGTCCTGCACTGGTGGGACCCGTTCCTGCTGCTCACCGGAGTCTCTCGATGACCGCCACGTCCACGCTCACCCTGGGCGGACTACTCCTTGCCCTGATCGTCCTGACCTGCAACCTCTACCCCTGGTACCGCGGCGGCCGGGAAATGTCCAAGCTCGCCGCGTTCGGGAAGGGCTCCGCCGCTGGCGTCTGCATCGCCATGTGCCCCGGCGGCATCCTCGGCTGGGCGCACTCCCGATCCGGCACCGTCGGCAACGGCGTCGGTGAGCGCACCGGCACCGCCCTCACCGGCACCAGCCAGGCTCAAGGCCTGACGACCGGCCAGCTCGTCGGCCTCGGTACCACCGGCGCGGCCATCGTCGTCATCGCCGTCCTGCTCGTAGCCCTCGCCTACAAGGAAGCCGGGAGGAAGGACCGCCGCCGGATCATCGGCGGCGCCTACGTCGGCAGCACCTTCTGCCTCACCGCGGGCGTGGCCGGCGCGCTCTCGTGGCTGCCCGGCGCCCTCAACGGCACCGGGGACGGCATCGTCGCCTTCTTCCAGGGAGCGGGGATCCTGTGAGCCGCCTCGCCCGCCCTGCCTCCCGGCTTGCCACCGGGTCCGCCCTGCTGGCCCGCCGCCTGGCCGCGCGCGCCGCCGCCTGGTGCGCGCGCGGACGCCGCGACGACCTCACCGGCTGGCGCGCCGCCCTCGGCATCCTCGCCCGCCTCGCGCTGCTCCTCCTCGGCGCGTACCTCCTCGCCCGCCTGGTGCGCGCCCTGCCCGCCCTGATGTGGCTGCTCTCCACCGGCTGGACGGCCGCCTCCTGGAAGGCCGGCCGCCCCACCGCCGAAGAGGCCGAAGAGGAGCCGGAGGAGACCCCCGTCAAGGCCGCCCCGGCCCTCGATCGGGAGGCCGTCCGGGCCCTGCTGCTGGAGGCCATGGGGGACGGCGCCGCGGTGCACCTCCGCACGGTCCTCACCCACCTGCAGGAGAGGGGGCAGTGGGAGGGCCGGACAGTGGGTGACCTCCGGGCTGCTCTGGAGGCCCTAGGGATCTTCGTCCACCCCAAGGTGAAGGTGCCCGGGTCGAAGAGCCCGACGAGGGGTGTCCGGAGGGCCGACCTGGCCCCTTCCCCGGCCGCCGCCCAGGAGACGTCTCCCGCAGCGTCTACCGCCGCCTGACCTGCACGTCTACCGGAGTATCTACCGCCGTCTACCGCCGGATCTACCGGCCATCTACCCCGGGGCGGCCGTTCGCTGCCAGGCATCCCGGCCGCCCCGGTCCCATCCCACGAAGAGACAGGGCCGCCATCATGGCACTCGGATTCCCCAACCCCATCAAGAAGACCGACCCCCGCCTGAAGGGGCACGAGACGACGTGGCAGGCGAGCCGCGGCGGCTCCTTCCCGGAGCCGAAGAAGCCCGTCGCCGGTACGCCGAAGAAGAAGCGGCGCAGCTGACGTGTCACAACCCCGTCACACCGCCCACACACCGCACCCGCAGACGCGCATGATGCCGTCCTGCACACCACACCCAGGGGGACCCATGAAACGCCGCACCACCGTCATCAGCGCCGCCGCGCTCGCCCTCGCCGGGGCGATCACCGGGCTCGTCATCTGGCTGATGCAGCCGTCGTACGACGACATCGTGAAGGACTGCCAGAAGGCCATCGCCGCCCAGCTCGACGCCGACGGCAAGGGCCGGCCGGACGCCTGCCGCGAGGTGAAGGACGACGACTTCGACGCGCTCCTGATGAGCGCGATCCTCGGTAACGAGGGCTGGCTGGGCGACGACGGCCGGTTCGACGAGAACAAGATGCTCGAGGACGCCCTCGACGACATGCCGTAGCTGCCACACTGGCAGTACCCCCCTGGCCCCACCGTCTCCCCCCGACGGTGGGGCCGCCTCATGCCCGCAGGAGCAAACCTCGACCTTGCTTGACGTTCCCGCCAGTCATCAGCGACCATGAAGCCAGTCCTGGCGTGCCCGGAACCGGAAGCACCCGACACAGCATCATTCCCCCCGTACCTCACATCCGTTCCAGGGGGGAACATGCACTACCAACCGCCACACCAGCCGCCGCCCCGCCGTCGTTTCGTCGACCGCAAGGGCTTCAAGTTCGGCTGCCTGCCCGCCATCATCATCACCTGGGTGATCTTCCTCGCCTCCCTCTTCACCGGCGGCGACGACACCGACGACAAACCCGACGCGAAGCCGCCCGCCTACACCGTCGTCAAGCAAGACAGCGACGGGAACCAGCGCGACGTCGTCGTCGAAGTCGACAGCACCAAGCAGCTGCGCAGCGTCTTCGAGACCGTCATCAAGGACCTGGACGACGAGGCCGGCTACTACGTGCAGATCAACTGCTCCACAGGCGGCACCGACTCTGTGGACAACCGGCTCGCGAACGGCCGGTACGCCGTCGGCCGGATGGGCGCCGCGGTGACCGGCATGAGCGAGGGCAACACCGAGTTCTCGACGAACAAGGACCGGACCTGCCCCGCGAAGGGCTGACCCGACACCGCTGACTGGCCCGGCCGCACCGTCCCGCGGCCGGGCCTTCGCACGCCCCCAGGAGGTGACACCGTGGCAAACCAGTACACCCACACCGTCACCGAAGCCGAACTGAAACGACTTCGAGAACTCCACAAGGAGGGCCTCGGCCGCAACGCCATCGCCCGCGAACTGAACCGCAGCCCCCGCACCATCAGCATCTACGCCGCGAAGATGGCCCTCTCCTTCGACCGCACCATGACCGAGGAAGCCACCCGCGCGCGCAAGGCCGACCTCGAAGAGCGCCGCGTCATCCTCGCCGAAGCCCTCCACACCGACGCCGAGGAACTCACCGAACGCCTCTGGCAGAAGTACCGCGTCTTCAACTTCGGCGGCTCGGCGAACACGTACGCCTCGAAGGTGATCGACGAGCCGCCGGCCGACGCGCAGAAGGCGCTCATGTCCGCGGCCGGGATCGCGATCGACAAGTCGCTGAAGCTGTGCCCGCCGGAGCGCGAGGACACCGAAGGCCTGGCCGCGGTCGACCAGTGGCTGAGGGGAATGATGAACGGCGAGTAGGGGGCAGCGATGTTCCGTCCGCTCGCCGGGAAGGCCCTGCGTACGACCCAGCTCGCAACGGCTGCCGGGAATCTGTGGGAAGGCGCGGTCCGGTCGGGCAAGACGATCGGCTCGATCATGGTGTGGCTGCGGTACATCCGCACCGGCCCTCCGGGTCCGCTCCTCATGGTCGGGAAGACCGAGCGGACCCTGAAGCGGAACGTCATCGACGTCATCGTGCAGATGGTCGGCCTCAAGCGGTGTGTGTTCAAGGCCGGTTCGGGTGAGGTCATCATCTTCGGCCGCACGATCTACGTGGCCGGGGCGAACGATGAACGATCCGCCGACAAGATCAAGGGGCTCACGCTAGCTGGGGCGTACTGCGACGAGGTGACTACCTACCCGCAGTCGTTCTTCCAGATGCTGGAGACCCGGCTCAGCGTGGAAGGCGCGCAGTGGTTCGGAACCACGAACCCCGAGGGGCCGAATCACTGGCTGAAGAAGGAGTACCTCGACCGCGCGCGCCTGCACCTGCGCCGCGACGGCACGGTCGTTGAGACGCAGGACCCGGACGCGATGGACCTCCACCGCTTCAGCTTCGTCTTGGACGACAACCCGACCCTGCCCGAGAAGTACGTGGCCGGCCTCAAGCGGTCCCACCAGGGGCTGTTCTTCAAGCGGTACATCCTCGGCGAGTGGTGCCTCGCGGAAGGTGTCATCTTCGATGCGTTCGACGAGACCCGGCACGTCGTCGACATCCTTCCGGAGATCTCCCGGTGGATGTGCGTGGGGCTGGACTACGGCACGGTGAACCCGTTCGCCGCGCTGCTGATCGGGATCGGGACGGATCAGCGGCTGTATGTCGCCTCCGAGTACCGGCACGACTCGCGGGTCGCGCGCAGGCAGATGACGGACGCGCAGTACAGCGTGGGGTTGCGGCGCTGGCTGTCGACGTTCGAGCACCGGGGGACGAAGGGTGTGTTCCCGTCGTGGGTGTTCGTCGACCCGAGCGCGGCGAGCTTCATGACCCAGCTGTGGTCGGACGGCATGACCGGCGTGGCGAAGGCGGACAACGACGTGAAGGACGGGATCCGCAGTGTCGGTACGGCGTTCGGTGAGGACCTCCTGTCCATCCACCGCTCGTGCACGGGTCTGTTGGAGGAACTGCCTGCCTACGTCTGGGATTCGAAGGCGTCGGAGAAGGGCGAGGACCGGCCGCTGAAGGTTGATGATCACAGTGTCGACGGGTTGAGGTACGGGCTGCACAGCTCGGTGAATGAGTGGCGGCATCTGCTGCCCGCGACATCCCTGGAGGTGGCGGCATGACGGCCGCAGAGAGCAAGAGCACGCAGAGTCCCAGCCTGGACGAGGCCCTCACTCATGCAGCGCGCTGCCTGACGAAGGCTGAAGACGCGCCGCCGGACGTGGCCGCAAAGCTCAACGAGACCGCGACCCGCTGGCTCGACATGGCGAACATCCTGCTCGCCCGCCAGATGCCGATCCGCTGACCCAACCGACGACGAGGAGGTGGACGATGCCGCTCCCGAGTAAGGGCACCCCATGGCCGCCGATCCACCCCGCGATCGCCGCCGACATGGCCGACTGGCGCGCCTGGTACGCCGCCAACCCCGACCGCCTGTCCTACCGGTACCTCAACCGGCACCGCGACAACGGCCGCTTCGGCCAGCCCCAAAACCGCCCGAGCCAGTACCGCGGCGGCATGGTCGGCCGCGTCGCCCGATGGTTCTGGGGAGAGCCCACCCCCCTCGGCGAGAAGCGCGCCAACCTCCACATGCCGCTCGCCCGGGACATCGCCCGCACCAGCAGCGGCCTCCTCTACTCCGAACCGCCTACGCTCAAGGCCAAGAACAAGGGCACCCAGGCGCGCCTCGAGCAGCTGATG